TTAATTGGAATTACACAATTTAATGTCTCAAGATTTGGAATAGAAATAGGCAAACCTGTAGGAGCAAATAAAACAGATTGAAATCCATCAGGAGTAGGAAAAACATTTTCCATATAAACTGCCTGAGGAATGCCTACGCTTCCTTTAGAATTATCTCCAGGAGAATCTACTCTCTTGTCAAAATTCTGATCATTTTGAGGAGCAATAACAGACCTACCAGATTTGGCAATTGTCATTGGGAAAACTGCAGATGACAGATTTGCTCTATATGTCTGTTGAGCCATGTTATTAATCCTCTAAGATTTCTACTGTAGGATAAGCTTGAAGTAAATTAGAATTAATTGGAGCTATACACTTTAAGAATTGAATAGTTATTTTAGCAATATTCTCATATTGTTCTTTCCATAATCTGGTAGCATTGTTATCGTGTTGTCTCCATACATAAGCATTCTTTTTAAACTGTAATGCTCCAAATCTTAAAGCTACATATGCCTTACAAATCCAGTCAATATTTTTATGTACATTTAAATTTTGAATTGTATCTAATAAATTCTTTGGAACTAATGAAGAATTTAAAACTGTTAAATGATGAATAACTTGAACATGTTGTGTGACATCTCTTGGAGTCACTAATCTAGAATGCTGTTCAACTAACTTATCATTATGTTTAGTTAGTTGATGACTAAAACATAAATGAGGTTTATGATCAATTATTGTTTTATACATCTGTTCTGCAGCTGCAGAAATAAGGTAGTCGTCATAATCTAAACAGCCAACTAAACCTCCCATTGTATAAATTTTACATCTATTATAATACCAACTTTCTTCATCTACACAAGAAATTAATACATGCTTAAATGAAGTATTTTTAATAGAGTTAATACATTCTTCTAGCCATTGCTGCTGTAAAGCATTTGGACAAGAAGGAAATAAAGTATAAAGAGTTATTGCACTCATACCGGAATCAAATAGTCGCCTGACCTGCGAACAACTACTCTCATCTGGGCATTAAAAGTTCCTGGAGGAGAATAAGTATAATTTGCTACAGAGGGATAAAATGCAGCTGGAAGGGTTTCAACAATTACAATAAATTGATCAGTAATATTTACTTGTGATAAAGTGTGCCCATCCACATTATTTTGAGGTAAAGAATGTATAGCCGCTTCAGGAGATACAATTGAATCACCTGTATCTACCTCAAAATTTAATCTATTTATAATATTAATAGATTCAAGTGCGTTATCACTAATTTGATAACTAGAATTAACTGTTATTTCATATACTCCAAGTTGAGTTATATCAATAACACCTGTACTTGAATTATATGAAGCATATGCTGCAGCAGTTAATGGAACTACTGAAAAATCAGAATAAGTAGAATTAAAAGGAGCGGTAGAATTATTAGCAGAATAACTAAGTACTAGCACATCACCCTCCGATTCAGTTGTTTCTTCATAAGGTAATCCTGGTTGCCAAACAGAAGAAAAAGATGTAATACCTACAGGAGAAAGGATAACTGCCATGTTATGACCCTTCTGCCACAATATTAGAATTTTTCATGGAAAGGATTTCATCCATATCCATGCTTTGATACATACTAAATTCGTCCTTCTTTCCTACGCTATTAAAGATTTTAGCTGCAGCATTATAAACAATTGCAAAAGGATGTTCTTCAGAAATCCAAGAAGAAAATCCTGCTTCTGTAATATCTGGATATCTATAACAAGCAGCTAATGCATATCTAAATTCCGTACTAGACCTGACTTGTGCAATTAATCCTGCAATATAATAAACATCATTTCTATCTTTTTGATATGGATCTAATACAGCTTCTGGATGAATCAAAGTAAAAATCTTTCCTGCAATAGCAGGAGTAGAACTCATATCTAATTTTCTTAGATACTTAGCAGCTCTCCATCTAGGTACCAATGTCTTGTATTCAAACTGATGTAGATAAGCTAATGATTGAAAATCAATTGTGAATTCAAACAAGTCTTTATAAAAGAATTCTCCTCTAAAAGTGTGAGCTCTTAAAGTGGCTTTCTGAATAGCTAATAGAGTCTGACTGACTAAATCAGGCCTTTTAGTCAAATCATACACAGCCTCAGTTAGTTCAGCCAGATTCATAATAAATTACCTCTCAACTTTAACAGCATTAACCATAGCTGCAATTCTTTGTTGAAGGGATGTTGCATCACCTCCAGCAACTACCGCAGCAATATCGCTTGTACTAGCGGGAGTTAATCTATTTGCTCCTTCCGGAGTATTAGGAACCACATTATCTCCATTAGTAGCTTTAGATAACAAGGTAAGGAATTCTTGAATATGTTTAATCTTAAGTCTAGACAGAGGATCTTGGAACTTAGGATTAACTTTAGGTTCTTTAGGATTAATATAAATATAAGGATGGCCTGATTTAACTTCCTTTAAAAGCTCTTCTTCATGTTGTTTATTTTCAGTAAAGAATCTACTCTGAATAAATACAGCATTATGCCCATCCCTGAAGGCATACTTCATAGAGGGCAGAGTAGACATAAACAAAGTTACCAAATCTTCTTCAGGATCAGCCAAGGTAGGATCAACAACTTTAGTGTTAGGATTTTCCATGATTATTTCTGAGTGTTAAAATAAAGGTGTTGAAACATTACATTCCAACACCTTTTAATGCATTAAATATTAACCTTGAGCAGCAGCAGTAGCATTAGTCAGCCAAGCATTTGCAGGAGGATTCTTTACCACAACAGTCAATTCACTGGTAAGAGTACCACCAACTGCATCAATACCATTATCAACTGCAGTACCATTTTGATTGAATTCATCCTTCTTAGTCTTACGACCATTAAGATAAGCCACACGGAAAGTAGCCAAATCTACTGCAATACCATATTTAGCCCAGTCAGCATTGCTATTGAACAGAGGATGTTCAATCATGCGGAAAGTACCACGAGCTAACTTAAATTGACTGAACTGCAAACCATAAGATGTTTGACCATCCATAATTTGGTATTGACCATTCAGTCTACCAATCTCATTAATAACTCTACGCATGGTAGAACCGACAAAGAACAGTCGATCGTTACCGCCTTTAGGATCAGTAACTTGATTAAATACAGGATCAAGAGCAGTTTGCAGCTGAGTAAAAGTAGTGGTAGAACCCAGAGCAGTTACGTTAACAGCACTGTAAGAAGGAGGATAATAAGTCAGATTGGAAAGAATTGCAGTCAAACCATCCATTTTACGGAAAGGTTGACCATTACGAGTACCAGAAAACTTTTCCCCAAAGAACAATGCTTTCTCGATATCAGCTGCATGGAAAGCGGCACAATCCTGTCTATTTTCAGCAACAGGAGATTCTCCAGCAATAACTTGAGTAGCCTGAGCAGAGCCAGACAATGCCCAAGTATTACGGAAAATTTGAGTCAGATTAGTGATTCTAACAGGATTGATTTGCAATGCATTGGGACGAACACTGGATTCTTCAAATGCATTACCAACTTGATACAACTTAACATTATCTGCAATTGCCGCAGCTGCAGTAGTACCAATACCACGACCAACAGATACTTGAGTGTTAGACAGAATACTGTTAACAAGAATTTGTTCACCAGTAGTCTGCACTCTCATAATCATGGAAGGCAGAATATTAGCAGTACTATCCACAGTAAATACAGTAGTAGTACCATCTGCAATAGCACCATCTAATTGCATTTCAGGAAATAACATAGTCTTCGTGAAGAAGCCATGTTCTACCTGAACTGCAGTTTCAGTAGGCAACATTGCAGTAAGCCCAAATAACGGAGCATTACCATTAGGCATCAATCTAGTGATCATCCCTGCAAAGGATTTCTTTGCAAGGTCTTGGGTAACATTGATGCCAGCAGTATTAAAAATACCAGTAGTCATTTATTTCTCCTAACTAAAGAATTTATTTGAATTAAGAAACGTGCCAAGTAACAGCAGTATTAGAAGTCTTAGTTACAGTTACCAAAGAGAAAGAAGAAGCAGGAGTCGTTGCTCTACCATCCAAAGTAACTCCAGTACCTGCAGCCCAAGTAATTGCAAAAGCATCTTGAATGGATACAATGAAAGTGAAAGATTCACCAATATCCATATCAGGACAAGCAGCAAGAATAAGTGCTGCAGTAGGAGTAGTAACAGTTCTACCAGCACTTAAAGCACTGTAATACACCATACCACCGGACATTTCTGCCACAGTTAAAGTATGGTTGGCATCAGTAAGCTTAGATGTAATTTGAATGTTAGCAAATAAACCTGCACCTTGTCGGCTAACTTCAGGTAAACCTGCATTAGAAGTCAATTGAACACGTTTAAAAAGCATGATGATTCCCGATATTTTAGTACTGAGTGTTTATTACAAATACGAAGACCAATCTTCGTCTTTATCTGAATTATTATTATTTTGTTGGTTACCCTTAGAATCCTTAGAACCCTTACCATCATCTTTACTGGGAGGATTAATAAGTCCAGCTACTCCTCCAAGAATTTCCTTTGCCATAGCCTGGAGTTCATTAACAGAAGAATTAGGATACTTATTTGCCAGTTGATTTTGAATTGCTTGTACAACAGGTTCTACAAGAGGATTAGTAAAGTTAGGATTATCTTGCGTCAGCATAGTATTGAGAGTTTCTCTCTTTACTTGACCAGGCAAGCTACTGTTAACTTTAGTGGTAGCTTCTTGAACAGCTTTATCAATCATCTTCTGAGTAGATACAAGAGATTGTCCATAAGCTGCTTGACCAATTTGATTAGCCAATTGAAGCATTGCTTCTACAGCTTCATCTCCACCTTTAGCTACTTTAGCAACAGTTTCTTTGTCAATAACTCTAGAGAAATCTGTCTTAACTGCAGCTTCTAACAAACTCTTGGTATCTAATACAACCGGAGGATTCTCATCCTTCTTCACTTCAGGAGGTTGCCAGAAATCCTTATGGGTTTCTACTGGGGACTTCTCAGTATTTTTACTGCCATCATCAGGAATAACACCATTAGGAGCTGTGTTGTCTGATTGTTTAGTTCCTTGGGGAGGAGGATTATTATTAGGATTGTTATTAATATGTTGAACTTGAGGTTGATTATTATTTTGATCTTGAGGCTTGTTACCAGATTGAGGAAACAAGGAACCAAAAATATTTTGCATTACAGACATGTTAAGCTCCTAGAGTGTTAGTAGAATTAGAACCATTTTGCGAAGCTTTTTCTGCGGCTTCACTCATGATCAATAGATTTTGTAGTGCTCGAATATTACCTTGTAATTCTGCTTCAGCTTGCATGTTTTCTGGACTGAACGTTAGATTTAACCTCCTATGTGCATAATCAGAAATTAAGTTTTGAATGACTTGTTTTTGAGTTGTATTTAAAATAGATCCCTGAATAATCTCTTGGTCAGTTAGTATCCAAGAGTTAAAACTATTATCACTAATATTTAACATTGCCATTGAAATTTCGCTCCTGCGCTATCGGGACTAACCGTCCCAGGTATCTTACGCCATCCCTTCTTTTATAAAGGGCACGTATTCGCCTTTGGGCGACTACTGTAAACACCCTTTACAAAATTGGGAACCCTGACTACAGCTACGCTGTGCCGGCATCCCTAACCGCTTAGTCGCTAATAATAGATGGATTATCTTCTGGAGTTTGATTAGCTGGATCTGTCATATTAGGATCAAATCCATACTGTTGAGGTGTAGGTTGTGGAGAACTAAAAGGTTTACCTTGTTGAATTGCTGTCTGTGCAAGAATTGTCCAGTTGTTTACAGCATCTTCATAAGCAACTTGTGCCGGCGATTTCTCGAATGATGAAAGGTCTACATTCTCTGTTTTCATAATATAGGTAAACAGAGGTGCAATATTATATCCACGAGCAAGGATCTGAGAAGTACCTAATGTTTGCAGAGCAATCTTTCTTGCATCGGTAGACATAACCTTTTCTTTAGGTGTAAGTCCATCAGTAGCCTTAAACTCGATGATTGCTTTGCGAAGTACTACAGGATCAATCTTTACATTCTCTTTCTTTTGGCTACTATAAATTTCAGTACCAGCTTGATACTGCAGATAGTTGAGTTTAAGAACCTCTTTAAAAGGGGTAAAGACTTGTACCTCTAAACAGTAAGCACTCAATTGATCAGCAGATGTAGCATTGGACATGGTAGATTCCCACTGCCCATCTGTTTTATTACCTTTGACAAATTGACCTTGTCTTGCTTGGTTTTGACCTACAAGTACATTGCTTAGTTGTACAACAGTATTAATTTCTTGTAAGCCTTGTGCAGCCTGATCTTCTCTATAAGGAAACTGATAAACAGATTTACTTAAATCAGTTCCAAAAGCTGCAGGTCTAACAGGAATCTTAGCTGAAGGATTTGGACTATTAATCTGAGCTTCAGAGATTCTGCTAGGATCATATAACACTCTATCAGTAACTGACCTTCTTCTGCCAGCTAAGACACCATTCATAATTGCAGATGCAACTTGTTGGAATGGAGTAGAATCACTAGCAAGAGATTTAGATTGATAGCCCAAACCATCATCATTAGGACTTCCAAAAAATACAGGAATCTTTTCATGAGCATTAGTTTGTCTCTCTGCAGCTACAATAACACTATGGTTAACAATCCACAGTTTCCAAATCTGTACGCAATCAGCTGCAGGAACTTTATTAAGTCCGTGCTCATTTGGAATGATTCTAATATATTCAGTAGATAGTTCGTACAATCCTTTATAATTTCCAGGATTGACCATGTTCTTGGTTGACTGAATAATCCCTGCCCAAGAATCCCAGTTATCTTGGTCAATCAAAGAATAGTCAATCAATACTTCAGGATTAAGTGCAGGAATGAAGAATCCTTCAACTCCCGAGGCACTACTAGGAACATTCAAAAATGAAGGAGATTCAAAAGCTTTTTGGAAATTATCTTTGAGAGGATTAACTAAAGACTTAAGAAAGTTATGTAAAGCAATTCTGGTCTTAACTTCAGTATGTCCACAAAAGTCTCCAAACTCAGCAATTTCAGCTGGAAGACATCTTGTGTCCCAGTAAGTATTATATAGATCCCATCTCTTTGCTACATTGCCACTCCAAATCAATTTGGTTGGTTTACCTTCGGTAGCACTATAAGCAACATCAGTTTCAATTGCAGCAGTTACTTTTCTATCCCATGAACATTCAATGGCAGAAAGATTATATTTATTAGCATCAAAGAAAAATAGAATAAATTGTCTAACCCATCCACCACGGATAGAATTTTCCTCAATTAATGCCTGCATTTGTTTTGCAGCATTTTGCATATTAGGAGCTGCATTAATCTCGAATAATGGATATTGAGATAAGAATACAGCAGTCTGATAAGCTACAGCACTAACAACTTGAGGTTTAATAATTGGTACTGTGACATTTTGAATTTTATCACTATTACCTAATTTATTTTCAATCTTAGCTCGCCATTGTTCAACTGTCATATCTTGTTCTCTAAGATATGCCAAGTCAATCATACGCATTGCATCTCTGAAATTCCACTGTTGATTCATTAATTCATAATGTTTCTTATGCAAATGAATCAAACTCTCTTGAACTTCAGGAGTGATTAGGATTTGTTCGATACTCATGATTATCTCGTAGCCCAGGAAGTTGGAGTTTTACCTTTTTTAAGGATATCCATTAAGAATTGTTCTCCTTGGGTTTGAGTCAAATTAGTTGTAGCCTCTGTGAATCTAGCTTCCTGCTCACCTGGAATATTCCTATATTGTCTGAAATAAACTTCCTGAAGATTTCTTTCTAGCAAATCTAATTTTTGTTTTTCTTCTGGAGTCTTAGCTAAGGCTTTTTGTTCTCTCAATGCATTCTCAATTTTAGGTCTTACAAATTGATCCACATTTCCGCCTAAATCAAATCCTGTATTTCTTTGGATACTATGCTGAACTTCATGTAATAGAGTTTCTTTAATTTTATTAGGATCATAATCATGTTGGTAAAGATTTATAAATAATTCTTCTGATTTAGTACCATCTTTCTTCTTCCTAATTTGCAATTCACCATAATTAGGAGAAGTAGGTTCCATCTCAGTGATTTTCATTTTTCTAAGTTCAGGAAACATCTGGTATAATTCTTCATGCTGTAATATATTTTCTAGATTAGTGGATTTATATCTCATCTCTTTACCAGCTTCTTTTGCTACTACTTTCCAGTAATCTCTCTCTGCTTGTTTAGCCTCTTCTGGATTATCAGAGTTCATCTTCTTACTTAGAGCTTGTCGTTCTTTCATAGAACTATTAGTAAAAGCATCTAAGTTCTTTGTATTTATCTGACTAGAGGCATCTGAAATAAATCCTTTAACATTGACATCTCCTTTCTTATTTGTTTCTACATAACCTTTTAGGAGATTAAATACAGCATCAGGATTAACGATTCCTTCCTCTGTTAATCTCTTGACCATATTCTGTGCAGTTCTTTGTTGTTCTACTGTTCTTCCTGCTTTCTTAGCAAGTGCCATAAAAGGCACAATCATTGCTTTAGAAAGACCTCCTGCAGAAACTAATGTACCTGCAGTTTCAGAAAGATTCTCATCTTCAGGATTCATTCCAAGAAGTTGTCTAAAGAATTTAGAACCTCCAGCTGGGTCACTAGTAGATTCACTATTCTTAGACAAGAGTTCAAATGGAATATTCAACAAATCAACAGGAGCTCCTACTAAATCAGTAGTATTACCTTTTACAGCTCCTTTAACAAACTTCTGAATTTCCCCTAATACATCTACCTTCTTAATATCTTTATGCTGATATTCTGTGTTCTTATCTGCCATACTATTCTCCAATTAAAAAGGAGAGGTTTCCAAAGCTGTTCTTACAGGAATATTATTAATTTCCTGCTCTTCAATAGTAACACAGGTTTGGATAAACTCTGCATACTGAGCTACAACTTTCTTAGAATATGTAAGTAAATCCAGTACGTTATCTGTGTTATTAGATTTTAGTGGATTGAATGAAATGACTTCATTATCTACAATCGACCTTACTTCTGCATCCAGATATTGTTCAGGTTCTGGATTAGCAATAAGTTCTCTGAACATAGAAATAATTCTGGAGTTCTTAGATCCTATGCCAGAATATACTGGAACACAATTTAATCCTTGGATGCCGTATTGAGTACAAATGTAATTGAACCAATACAGATAAGTATACTGATATGCATTAGATTCTACAGCTACTAATCTGCAGTTATGTTCTAAACACCATTTGATTGCTTGGAAGATAGATTCTCCAGGACTCATTTGTTTGGAGAGTACTTTCTTCATTACAGGTTTAGCATCGTATAATTCGAAATAACCTATAGCAACATGATCCGCATTTGTTTTATCTGTTGCAGGATCAATGATAATAAAGTTTCCTTGATGAATTGTCTCATCTGCATAAGGATTTACAGGAATCTTTGAAGTATCTAAAAGCTTATTGAGAGATGCATTCTCATCATTTAATACTTCAGCAAAAAAGATTTCTGGATGTCCACTCGCTAAGTCATTCTCGAATTCTTTAAGTAGCTGAGAAATTGGTTGCAGGTCTTCCCATAAAGAAGTTCCATCTGCAAGAATTCCACCTACAATAAATTTAACCCAAGTAGGATTGTACTTAATTTTCTTCAGAATAGACCACTTGGTAGGATACATGTTAGCAATAAAAACAAATAGACACCCATGAGGTGATTTTGCTTTCATTGCAGTACCATACATCCAAGTCTCTAATTTATTAGAAACAACATCTGAATCTGCTTCTTCTCTGGTTTGGATATCATCAAAGATCATAACATCTGGACGTTCATTTTCCAGGTTATAACCACGAATATCCGTATCAGTTCCAGCAGCCATTAAGATAATTGTTCTTCCCCTAAATCCAAACTTCTTCAGAGGTTGAGTATCTTTTTCAAGTCCGAGCTTATAATCACCAAATACTTTAACAATATTACTCTCAGAAAGCATTTTACATACGTCTGAGATAATATTTTCTGCTTTGCCTAAGGTTCCACAGATTACAAGTATGAAATTCTTTTTAGTGAATAGGATTACATAGATGATAAAGATTTTGATGAAGGTAGTTTTTGCAAAACCACGAGGAATACCTAAAGCAAGTTGGGAAAAGTCACGTGCTTTATGGACATTAACACATAACCATTCCCAAATAGCCTTGAATTCCTTAGGAAAGAGATATTTAAAAACTGTAGGCATGCACATAGCAGACAAGAAATCAAGAGATTCTTTAGCTGCTTGGTGAATTTGAGCAGTTTCAATAGAAACATCTGAAAACTCTACAGGTTCTGCAGGAGTTTCTGGGAGAGGATTAGGATCGTCATCTGTAAACCCTAATCCTTCCATTGAAAATTTATTTATTGTCATGTTTGATGCCAACAACTGAGCAGATTTTACTTAGTTGCTGTCTAGTCCGTTCTTTAATTTTCTGTTCCAACTCAAATTTTTTCTTGATTTGGTCCAGGGATTGAAATTCTCTGAGTTTTAACTCTCTTTTATTGAGAGGTTGGAGCAAGTAAGACATTTTGTTTGGCCTTTTCTAACAAACTAGCCATATTGCCAGATTGAATTGTTACTAAATTCCGTTCACCAACTTTTGTAATCTGATTATTGCTATTAACCACGAAATTATTAATGATTTGAGTAGGCAATGTAATAGACACTACAGTCTGTTGTTCAGTAATATTACTTGCAACTCCAGACCCACGTCTCTTTGCAGCATTAATTCTAGTAAGCGCATGAACAATTTCCATGGGCTTCATCATGTAAGGAATAACATCCTTCAATTTTTTAATAAGCTGATCTTCAATTTCATCATAACTACCATCTCTTTCATTATGTTTGCTTAAAGACATGAACCTAAGTTCAGTCACTTTTTTAGCAAACTCATCTTCACTCAACAATTGTGAAATTCTAGAAACCGAAACTCCAATAGATGAGGCAACTACTTCAGGAGAGAATCCTTGACCAAGTAATTTTAAAGCTCTATCTTCTGTAGATGTGCTCATGATGATTATAAGGCATAGAAGTTTCAAATTATGGGAATAGTGTAGTCGGAAATGTTAAAGTTGTCTATGGGGACTCAGGACCTTAAGTTATTTGGAGATTTAAGTTATGGAGATGGAAAAGGAGATGAAAAAGTTTAGAAATTTTGGTGAGAGAGTTTAGGATAGGCCTCCAATAAAACCTTAAAAAAGTCCCTACCCCCTATGTTAGTTAGTACTCACATACATATACTATGTTAGTTAGTACATACTATTGCATATGTTAGTGAGTGCTTACTAGTATAGGTATAGGAATAAGCTGTGGATAACTGCATGATGAATGGTATTGGTGGAACTGATGGTTGTGCTAGGATGATGATCTAGGTTTGGTTAGTAAGTAGTAAGTAAAACATAACAGTATCTAAGGGATGGATTAGCTAATGCCCCCGGTGTTAGTTAGTTAGATACTAGCTCTTTAACAATTTAATTCGTGACGGGTATATTTACGGATATATTTGTCTCGGGACAAGGTTGGGAATGTAGGAATATCTGCACTCACCCAACCCCGAGTTAATATATCCTTCTTAATATCCTTTCTAGTTTGTTAATAGGTAATAAACAGTAGAGGATATTAGCCGAGGATATAAGGAGTATTTGGTATGGGTATGGATTATTTTAGGTTCTCTGAACTGTTTGCAAATATGGTTAATCTTCATGGTATCGAATGGGTATATGAACAATGTGTAGATAATGGGAATATGCAACCATGGGAATTCAGGTTCTGGGCTGGACATAAGGGATTGCAGTAATTAGCGAATGTATCTACCTTATCCCTAGTATTGCAGGATATTGGGGATAATAAGATGCAATGTCGCATCGATGTATTAACTAACTGGAATAATCATGAGCAATGTTTCTATGCTGGCAAGTCTGCTGCACTCAGTGGACAGAGGTTGATTCGAGTCCTCTACAAGCCTTCCAAGCATAAGAAGCCGGAATACAAGAGTGTATGTGTCAGTGTTCCCAAACTCTCTCAACCTTTCTCACCTGAAGTCTTGCAGAAACTGAATCCCTACATTGTTGAACTGGTTGAAAATACTCAACAAAACATTGTCAAGAGTTTGTATGAATCTTCACAAGGAGCATTGACTAGTGTTAGTGATGATGACATTAGCATTGATGCAGTAATTGGGTATCTGGAAGCAGAAAGCAATGGTGGGAGGTTGACAAAGGAAATTCTTTCCAAGTGGTTTGTTGAGAATATGGCGGATAATCTGTATGTAGTTCTCTGTGAGAAACTGGAATTCCAAGACCCGAATAAGGAACAAGAGGAACTAGTTCAGCAACAATTGAATGGTTACAAGGAAATGATTAGTGCTCTCAGTGGTGGAGCTACTGTTTATCAGGAAAAGCAAGTTAAGGCACTCAAGAGAGCAATTGAAGTCAGCAGTGTTGATGATGATATCTCGAAGAAACTGAATGCACGCTTGGATGGAATGTTGAAGCCGAATAAGGTACTTGACAATCTGATGGAACTGTAATCAGTTCTCTCATGCTGTGGATACTCCCTATGCTTACTGTCTTATATAGATGGTAAGTATGGGGAGATTTTTTATTTAAGAAAACATAATAACTCAGACTGCTAGACCGTCAGACTGTTAACCCCTGCCAGTGTGCCTCAGTGTGTCTATCCCTTAATCTACATCTCCCTGTAATACTCAATGTGTCTCGAATTTTAAAAGAATTGAATTAGTATTTATTAAAATTCTAGAGGGTAAATACCTGCGCGATGATGATCTTAATATTAGTATACATAGTATATAGTAACAAAATGCAGAGAGGTTAACATAGAGATATATACATATATGAATGCGCAGCTTCGCTGCAATGCACAGGTTTATATATGTATGTATCCTTACATGAATAGTTATCTAACTACACATCTAATATATGCATGGTAGGGGGTGACAGAGCTAGGGGCAGGGGGTACAGTCTAGCAGTCTGACAGTCTGAGTTATTTATTTCATTTAAGTTAATTCAATTTGGAGATTATCATGATTTGTAATATTATCAAAGCTCAATATATGTATTATTCATACAAATTCAATCATTGGTTCTTTCAATGGAAAACAGATTCTGATGGTGATATTGCATTTGTTATTTGCAATCTCCTTACATTCACAAAGTATAAGGAACATACATTAATTAGTTTAAAAGGTAAAAATTTCAAGATGGCAAGCAAGTATCAAGGTTACGAAAATCAATCAAGCATCACTCAATAAGAAAGGAAAGGATTTAAACCTAATACAAGGAAAAGATTTAAATCATGAGCCATTTCATCATTGGACCTATGGTTGACAATGAACCTCTTTGGATGTCTAAACATATAAATGATATGAC